AATTCCCCGGCCCGACCGCGAGTCGGCGTCGCCCATTACACCGTCGGCCGGCGCCGGGGAAAATTTGGAGGCCGGGTCCTGCTACTTTTCAGGCCCAACGGCGCGGGGAAAAAGAACCCGCGCCGCCGGTTTTCCCGACCGTGTTGTCTTCAAGGCCAGCCCCCCGAGATGGGTGCGGCTGGCCTCCCCCAATCCTTGACCCAGCATCACCGGCTCCGTGCCGGTTCGGCTGCGCCTTGACAAATTCAAGGTGATGTAATCCTAAAAACAGGGCTTGAATTTGTCAAGACCGCTTGGTAAAAAAAAGGAGGCCCATGTGAGTGCAAAAAAAATGTCGGTGCGCGATATTAAAGAACTGATGCGCCTGCGCGAGTGGTCGCAGGCCGATCTGGCCCGGGCCCTGGAAATGACCGAGGGCGCGGTGTCTCGCTGGATCAACGAGGGTCGCTGCCCCACGGGCGGCACGCGGCAGCTAATCATGCAGTGGCTGCGCGAGGCACGCGAAAACAAGGTCGCGCAGCCGGCGTAGGCAAATCCAAACGGCAGGGAGGTCGCTATGCTCGTTCTGAGTCGCAAAAAAGGCCAGTCCATCAAGATCGGCGCCGGCGTGGTCGTCACGGTGTGCGGCGTCGATCGCGGCAAGGTCAGGATCGGCATAACGGCTCCTGGTGAAATCGAGGTTGACCGCGCGGAAGTCAAGGAGGCGAAGGGCCGCGCACAGGGAGAATCTGAGACTCAGCCTCGCTAGATGCTGCCCTTGCGTCATGCCGCAGTGGCCGACTCGGCGATCTCCACGCCGACCGCCAGGGCGACGGCCCCGCTGTGCTGCCTGGCAGGATCCCGGCGAGTCCTGAACACCTCGCCGTCGAGGACGCCGCCGATGATCTCGGTCTGAAACCCAGCCGGCGTCCGCGTGGTCACGACTACGGCGCGGCCGCCCCCGTCAATCTTTTCGATCTTGGTCTTCATGGTTTTGCTCCCTTAACGTCCCCGCGATCAACCTTGTCGCAGAACCATTTGATTGCGTGCAATGCCCAGAGAAAGTGAAACGTCCACGTTTCGCAACTCGGCAGGTCGCATCCATCCCACAGGCCGGATTCAAACATCGCCCTTTCGGCATCGAACGGAGCGGAATATGTCTTAAACTGCTGCCGAATGTCGTCGATAATCTCGGCAACGTCCTCTTGGCGTTTTTCTTCATTACGCAGCAGCGTGGCTTTTCCGCCCTCACCCTCAAAATCCTTGATCCGCTCGGCCAGGACTTGCTCGAAAATCTCTTCGCTGAACTCCTCCAGGCGACCATCGTGAGCCACGCACTTTTCAGCGGCATAGCCATAACTCATTGCCGATCCGCGCATGAATGCGATCATGTCCTCGGTGCGCTGAAATAGGTAATCGCCCATGTCGCCGGTATAGCAGAGCGAGCCGGGCCACGTCACCACGTCAAAGCCCATGTTCCACGTTCCCGGCTTTTGGCAACGATAGTGCCGGTGCATCCCGTCGCAGCGAATGACCGTGACGACGTGATCCTTCAAGTCGTCGCCGACGCGATCCTCGACAAGCCTTTCATTTTTGGTTTTCATGCGTCTCTCTGAAGTTGACGGGCCTTCCCAGACTCGCATTTACGCCGCCCCAACCAATTCATCCTGAAACTTCTGCGATTCCTCCTGGTAGACGTCCTCCAGCTTGGCCAGCTGCCGCGGCGTCAGGCCGCGCAGCAACTTGGACCACTTGGCCCACTGGTCGAGCAAGTCCTTGGTCTTCGCGCCGTGCATCCCGGCGATTGCCTTCTGGTATGGAGTGGGATCCTCGCCGCGCGGTTCGTGGCGCTCCTGCGAAGGAGCCGGTGCCGGCTTTGCAGCCGGCGTCGGCGCCTTCGCGGCAGGGGCGGCCGCCTGTTGCGCCTCGGGGTGGGATTCCTGGTAGCGATACCAGCCGCGGTGCGGCAGCGCCGCGCGGGTGTCCTTGTGCAATCGCTTCGGGTAGAGCGTGTCTCCGACCTTGTTCTGGCCGAAATCGAGCGTCGCGCCGCACGGGGCGCAAACCAGCTTGTAGTAGTTGTTGCCGTCGAACTCGCGCACCTCGTGGTGGACGTCGTGGGAGCCGCAGCACCCGCAGGCGGATTCCTCGAAGACTTCCTGAATGCGCGCCAGTTGCGCGAAAACCTGCTTGTCGGTCTGGGCCTCGAACTCGAAGGCGAGGCGCTGGTCGGGCGTGGCGTAACGAACCTTCATGTTTCACCTCATGGGTTAGTTGAGTTGTTGCTTCCCGTTCAGGGCGGCGGTCCGCTCGAAGTGCTGGCCGTCGCGCAGCAGGCGCACCTCGTCTCGCAGTCGCCGGCACTCCTCGCGCTCCAGGCTCAGGTCGTTCAGGAGTTCAGCGTGGCGCTTGGCCAGGTCGAGGTCGTCGAACTCGACATCCGCGCCGTCCGGCGTCGCCAGGGTAAACGGCACGCCGTCAAGGTCGGCGGTCTGGGTGATCGAGAAGCCGCAGGCCTCCCAGCGGTTGATCGAGATCTTCTTGCGCTGCCAGGCTATCATGGTCGGACCTCCGCTCGCTTGGGAATCGCTTATACCTTCATTTTAAGACTAAGTCGCGGACAAGTCAAGGCTATGCGGAGATAATTTGCGGAGATTTTTGGGGCAAACTTGCCAAATTCAAGGCGGCTCGACTATACTGGCTTGCAGGCGCGGCGTTCTACATATGGGGAGTCGTCGGCATGGTCAAGATTGAAAACGGCTGGCTAGTAGGAGACCGGGGCATCATCCGGATCAGCGCCATCGATTCCGTCAGGATTGTCGATGGACCTCTGGAGCAGTGCATTCTCGAAGTCAATTCTGGAGTGGCTGGAAAGTTCGGCTACCGCCTTGAGTGCCGCAGCGAAGCCGAGGAGCTCGTGGCGGCCATCACGTCCGCGGCCGTCGCGGTAGTGGTCGATGAATGCGTCAACGGCAATGCCAAGGCGATCAAGGCGATATTTAGTCAGTTGCAGGCCGTCGAGAAGTGGATCGACGAACTGTCGGCAGCCCAAGGGGCGGGGAAATGCTGAGTCGCGAGCAGGCCTCAATCCTCCAGTCTGGAACGCTGCTGCGCACCTCGTCCGGCGCCGTGGTCGCGTTCATCAAGGCGGTCGGCGAGAAATGCCTAGTCCGGTTCACGCACAACCACAAGGAATTCCTCGCCGGCAGCGGCGGCCGGTACTTTTACTACGAGTTGAGCCTTTGTCATGGCGAAGAGCAAGACACCAAAAACCGGCGCGAACTCTAGGAAAAACTCAGCGCGACGCCGTTCCGGAAGCAAAAAAAACAAGAGACCCACCAGGAAACGCGGCCGACCGGGTCGGCCGCCGCTCGGCACGCCGGACTGGGCCCCGGAGTTCCTTCGCTGCGTGGCCTCCGGAATCCACGCCCGCGACGCCGCGGAACTCGCCAAGGTGGACATCGCCAGGCCCTACCAGCGGCGCAAGGAAGAGCCAGCGTTCGCCAAGGCCTGGGACGAGGCCAAGCAGGTCGGCCGTGAGGAACTGGAGGCCGAAGCCAACCGCCGCGCGTACCACGGCGTCCTCGAACCTCAGTATTTTCGCGGCGAGATCATCGGGCACGTCCGCCGCTACTCGGACGAGCTCTTAAAGTTTCTGCTGCGGGCCAATAACCCGGATAAGTTCGCGAAGTTCACGAAGTCCGAGGTCAGCGGCCCGGGCGGCGCGCCGCTCCAGGCGGCGCTGATCGACGTGAGTTCGGACGACTTCAAGGCGCTGCCGGCGGACGAGAGGATCCGGCGGCTCCGCGAGGCCATCAACGAGCGGCGGTCCGCAGCGAGTGAGCCAGTCGCGAACGGGAACGGAGTACCGCAATGATCGTGGGGGTGGCATGAGTGACTTGTTCCTAAAATCAGGCGCAACAATCAGCGAGTGCGGCTTGTACCGCTACAACCTCTGGCGTTTGTGGGATGAAGATCGGCCAGTCCTGGCGTTCATTATGCAGAACCCATCGACCGCCGACGCAGACGACGACGACCCAACGATCCGCCGCTGCATAGGCTTCGCGAAGCGGGAAGGCTGCGGTGGCATCGTGGTTCGCAATGTGTTCGCGTTGCGAGCCACGGACGAGCGGGAACTATTGACGCACCCTGACCCGGTGGGGCCGAAGAACCTGGGACTGCTGATTGGCGCGTCATCGGTGAAGTTGGGAACGAAGGTTGTCGCGGCCTGGGGCAATCGGCTGGGGCCGAAAAAGCGGAGCCTGTTTCGCACGGCGTATTGCAACGCAGCGGCGGCTTGCGTGCAACAAGGAGCAGTTTGTTTGGGCGTAACCAAGAGCGGCGACCCGAAGCATCCTCTTTTTTTGCGGGCTGATACGGAGTTGGTTCGGTGGGTGCAACCGGGGTATTGAGGCGGCGGCTGTGCAGGTTGCGGTGCGTCTGCTGCGGGAGCGGGCGAGGCGGTTTCTGGGGCAACAATGGAGAATCGAATGACATTCAGCGAGAGAAACAAATTGCGATGCGAGGCCAAAAACGGCTTCAACCACAAACTCGAATCGTGGAGCCTGAGCGATTGGCTCACGGCCACGGCTGGCGAGCTTGGTGAGGCCGCAAATATCATCAAGAAACTGAACCGCGTTCGTGATGGAATCCCTGGCAACAAGGAAACGGAAGCAGAGCTTAAAACGATGCTAGCCGAAGAACTTGCCGATGTGGAAATATACCTGGACTTGCTGACTCAGGCGGCTGGTTTCGACATGGTGACGATACGCAACGCCAAGTTTCTCAAGACGAGCGGCAAAATTGGGTACGTCGAAGAATCGTAGCGTAGCGGTTCCTGGCGCGTGGTGCGTGTCCGATACCGGCATGTCGGCCCGTTGAGGCCGATGCCCTATGAAGTGGAGGGCGGAATAGTGATTATGACAGAAAGGACGTGCGAAGTGAGCATCATGCAATGCCCGCATTGTGGCCGTGAGTATTCGCAAAGAGCGTGCAATCCGCTGATCCCGACGCATGAAATAATGGTCCGTGCGCCAGAGGACTCGATGGGCTGTACGATTGGCACGGGCGCCAGTCACGAATTGGTAACGTGCCCTGGCTCTGGCCAAGCGCCAAGGAACGCTGAAACCGACTTTCGCCCGCTGTGGAAGGATGGAGGTGTGCCGTGACAACACAAGAAGCAATCGACCACCTGAAATGGCTCGTCGAAGCCGCTAACGGCAACGGCGACGACGGGCCGATCGAAGGCAGCGACGTTGCGGCTGTGCGGGAGTTGCTGGCCGAGAGCGAACGGCTGCGGGCCGATGTGGAACGGCTGGTTGACGCCATTCGTATGTGCGATTGGTCAGGCGCAAAGGTTCAGAATGCCGATGTGCATGAGGCGTTAGACGCCGCCATCGACGCGGCGATGAAAGGTGGTGCGTAGATGAATGATTCTGAGAAAATACGCACCCTTCTTTTCCTGATTCCGTTTTTGCGGGATTGGCTCCTGGAGGGATTGTACGCGGAATGCCGTGCCGAAATAAGACGGCAGTTTGCGGCGATTCAAGGGCAGGTGGAATCTCCGAAGTGAAAGGTGGTGCGTAGATGACCGTCCCAAAAACACTGACTGACGCCGAACTCGTTGCCGCCGTCGCCTGGGAGGTTATGGAGTGGGCAAATCGTTCCGGGGTGTACATGGAAAAAGGAACGGACAACTGGACAGGCTGGTATGCGAGTGCAACAGAAAACCGGCGTGCCAGGATTTGGCAACCGCTCACCGACTGGAACGACACGATGACCGTGGTTGCAGAACTGGGCCGTGTGCAGATGCGCTGGCGTTGGTGCGTGGGCTGCGAGCCGATGCGGAGAGGCTGGATTGGTTGGAGTCGCGAGGCCATGTCAGCGTAGACCAATGGCCTACTCACGCAAAGCCACTGAAAATTAGCCGCGAAGCTATCGACGCGGCGATGAAAGGCGGTGATTGATGGGGCCAAAGTTAAAAGTCGAGTGCTTGTTTTGCGGAACAGGATTTGAGACGGCGAGATCATTGATATACAGGAAGTATTGTTCCAGTGCGGTACGCGATGAACTGCGACCGTGGCCGATGCGGCGAAGGCGGCAAAGCTGATTGTGGAGGGTGAGCGATGACGCCGGAAGGAGAGTATCTCCGTGACAGTGGACGCGCCGGTTAGCTCACTGGCCTCGGCGCCGGCCCCGGCGACGAGCTTCGCGCCGTACCTCCTGGCCCAGGTCGAGTCGTCGCTCGTTCAGCGGTACGAGATCGAGCTCGCCTGCGAGGCCGACCCGCGGCAGCGGGCCGTGGAGTACGCCAGGTGCCGCGACGACATCGAATACTGGTTCGCGAACTACGTTGACACCTACGACCCCAGGTTCATTTCCGACGGCGTGCCGGCGACGATGCCGTTCGTGCTTTTCCCAAGACAGATAGAGTTCCTCAAGTGGCTGCGCCGCATGGAGGTCGAGCAGAAGGACGGCAGCTGCGAGAAGTCGCGAGAGGTCGGCGTGACGTGGCTGTTCTGCGGCTACGGCGCGCACTCGTGGCTGTTCCGCAGCGGGTTCCGCATGGGCGTCACCTCGCACACCGAACCCAAGGTGGACAAGATCGGCGAGATGAAGAGCATCTTCGAGAAGATGCGGTTCATCCTGCGCCGCCTGCCGACGTGGATGATGCCGGCCGGGTTCAACTGGGTGCGCCACGACACCTTTTGCAAGCTGACGAACCCGGCTATCGACTCGTCAATCACCGGGGAAGTCGGCGACCAGGTTGGCCGCGGCGACCGCGTGACGATGTATATCGTAGACGAGGCGGCCTATTTAGAGCATCCCGACCGGGCGGCGGCGGCGCTCTCGCAGACCACGCGGTGCCGGATCGACGTCTCGACCCCGCACGGAACGCACACGCCGTTTTATAAGCGGCTGACGTCGCTCCCTCCGGAGCAGAGGTTTCGCTTCCACTGGCACGACGATCCCCGCAAGGATCAGGCGTGGTACGAGGCCGAGCGCATCCGGATCGGCGATCCCAGGCTCGTGGCGCAGGAACTCGACATCGACCACGCGGCTGCTGCCGAGGGCCTGGAGTTCCCGCCCGAGTTCTTCGGGCCGCATATCCTGTTCGACGAGTGGCCGCCGGATCTGATCTGCAAGGTCATGGCGTGCGACCCGTCGAAAGGGAAGCAGGACCGCAGCGGCGACTACTCGGCATGGGTGATGCTCGGCGTCGATCCTCAGTGGACTCTGTGGGCCGACGCGGACCTCGACAACGCGCGGCCGGTCGAGCCGCTGGCGAGTTCGCCGGACATGCGCTCGATCGTCGGCGACGGTTTCCGGCTGATCCAGGAATTCAAACCGGAGGCGATCCTCGTCGAGGCGAACGGTTTCCAGGAGTGGGTCGCTTTCGCGCTCCTGCGCTACGCGCGCGAGCGCGGCGTCTTCTTGTCCGTCTACACCGTGGCGCACACGATCAGCAAGGGCCAGCGGATCCGGGCCGGCCTGTCGCCGTACCTCGCGCAGAAGCGACTCCGCGTGCGCAACACGCCCGGCGGACGGGTTCTGGTGCAGCAGACTCGCGAGTATTCGAGTACGCCCGGACTCGGCGCCGACCACGACGACGGGCCTGACTGCCTGGCCACGGCCGAAGAGATAGCCGACTTCATCCTCAACGGTCGCAATCCGGACATGGGCGGCGCGGGGATTCAGGTTTTGCAGGCGTGAGTTGATGGCGTTCCGGTGTGTGCGCAGTTCGCATGTTCGCATGGAGATAAAGATGAAAGTCATGTACGGACAAGGAAAGACCGAATTCGGCCCTGGCGTTGCAGTAGAATTGACTGGAGACGAGGTCGCAATGGCTGTCGCCGCGTTCCTCGTTGCTCACGGCGTGTCTATTCAAGGTCCACGAACCATTAGCGTAAACGGCGAACTGTGCCGGGCCGGGCAGGTTTATGTTGATCCTTCTGGCAACGTAGTCGTGGGTGGAACATTGTTCGACGGGCGAGGCCCTTGATCGGTTCAACCCGCAATGCGAGATCGAGAGATCAAGAATGACCTATAGGCAATGCGAGTTAGAATCGGGCTCTGGCGTGCGCCAGGTGTCATGGATACCGTCGGAGTTCGCCATGCGCGACCAGGTTCTCAGCTTGAAGGAGAGCGGCATCTGGGGAGACGGCTGGCGCATCGTCGCGGCCTACTCGCAAGAAATCACCGAGGACCAACTGAAAAGACTGGACGTGGTCCGGTAGGTCCGTGTATAATCGCCTTGACGATTTCAAGGTTTGGCTCGCGGAGGAAAACCGATGTCGATCATCCAGTCAAACACCGGACCGACGGCATCGACCCGCGCCGCGGCCGTGACGCCGAGCGACTTGGCCGACTTGGCCTACACGACCAAGGGCCTCTGGGTCGGCGGCGTCGGTAACGTCAAGGTGACGATGGCCGGAGGTGACGCAGTGACGTTCACCGCGGTCCCGGCCGGGACTTTCTTGCCGATCTCGGTGTCGAGGGTCTGGAGCACGGGAACCACCGCCACGCTGATGCTGGCGCTCTGGGAGTAACCAACCCCCCCCGCCTAAAGGAGGGGGCCTTCTTTGATGAATGAGACCGTGATTATCGACGGCGTCACCGTGGTAGCCAGGCAAGTCGGGCGCACCGTGCCGGTCACCATCGCGGTCCCCGACGATGCCGACGTTCGCGTCAGATCTGAAGTGATCTTCAGGGGCGTGACGTACCTGGTCGCCGACGTCGTCGTCAGGGCAGCTGGATACAGAGAGATCAGGCTGAAGCGGCACGATATGTTGGGTGGGTGACATGCAGCGCCGGAATTTTTTGTTTTGCGTTCTCTTCGCCGCCTTCATTTTGTTGGCGGAGGGACTCCGCTCGTTTTGGTGTCAGCGCGATCTGCGCAAGTTTTATCGCAAGTCGCGCAGTACGGGTCGTTGGGACGCCATCCGCTGCTACCAAGTCGAGGACGGTGACGTCATCAGGGTAGATGGCGAGGAATTTATCGTGAATGGTCATGCCTACTTTGGCCTATCCTCCATGCGGTGGGGTTGCCTGGTTTTGCCAACTGTCAATGAGGGGCAGGATTGTAATTGGCAAGATTCGGATAAGAAGCGCAAAATCAAGAATACGCGGTGGTTCATAGTGGAGGCGTGAGGATTTCCAGCATGGCCGATCCAATTTTTCACGAGTTCCGCATCCCCACGAACGGAGGCGTACAGGTTCTCAAGGTTCCCGACGACCAGATGCGCTGCTGCCCGTGCGGCAGCGACTTGTTCGACCTTCGGCGCAAGGTAACCTACGCCAAGCCGACGAACGTGATCGGCGCCCTGCCGATCTGTTTCCAGGTCGAGGTCTTCGTGTGCTCCAAGTGCCAGGAGGTTCTCGACCCACAGCATGGCCAGACGAAGGCCGAGGTCCTGGCCGCGGCGAAGTGATGCCAGATTTTTTACGACCCCTGGACCGCGATGCAGCCGCGATCCGGGGAGAACGAAACGCCGTCGCTTCTGTGAGAGCGGCGCGCCGCCTGACGGAGCGGTGCCGCCATGCCGGAGCAAATCAACGGTCACCCACCTCCTGGTGCGTTTGAGCAATCACCTCGCGAGTCAAAGCGCGAATTGAGTCCCGAAGAGATGCGCGCCAAGACGAAGGAAATGCGCATCGCCAACCGCTACCGCCGCAACCTCCTGGAGAGCCAGGTGCTCATGGAGGCGTTCCATTCGTTCGGGTGGGACGGATTCGGCGGCACCGACACGACCGAATTCTTTTTGCGGGCCCGGTCCCAGGCTGGCGGCCTCGCGGTTCCGCCGGCCACGCCGAACGACCGCCGCGGCGGCGCCAAGTGGCCACTCTGGCGCACGGACGCGGAGCGGCACCGAACGATTCAGGCGTCGCGACTCCTCGCCGGCACGAACGACTTCGCCAAGGCGATGCTGCGCAACTCCGTCAACCACGTCATTGGCAAGGGGTTCTCCTACCGGGCCCAGGCCAAGGAGAACAAGCCATTCATCGAGGACCCGAACGATCCGGCCGCAAACGAGGCGGCAAAGAAGCAGCACGACGCGAAGAAGAAACTGGTCGAGAAGGTGGTCGGCGGCGTGCAGGCGTGGATCGACGAATTCTGCGAGCGCAACAACTGGAACACGGCTGCCAGCAACAGCGACGTAGCCGAGGACGGCTCGGTCAACGCGGCGTCGAGCACGAGGGAGCGCGAGGCGCACTGGCGCACCAAGCGCGACGGCGAGGCGATCATCCGGCTGTTCCGGCGCAAGAGCGGCCGCGTGGACGTGCGGTTCGTTGGTCCGGAGGTGATCTACGGCGCGCCGGCCGCGCACTCCGAAAATGACGGCTGGAGCGCAGGCGTCCAGCACTTCGTCTCGTGGGAGGAGGACGAGGAAGGCCAGCCGGTGCGCGTCGAAGACTTGGAGCGCATCGTCGCCTACTACATCCGCCCGCACAGCATGACGGACGCGCCGCGTGGCAAGGACGGAGACGGCGTCGGCGAGGTCGTCTCGGCCGCGGACATCGTCCACGTCAAGGACCCCTGGGAGGACGCCGAGGTCAAGCGCGGCACTCCCGTGTTCGCCTACGACACGTTCGACGCGATCCTGCGCGCAACCAATCTCCAGAGGAACATCTCGATCACCAGCGCCGTCCAGGCGGCGACCGCCGAGGTGTGGAAGCACACGATCGGCGACAAGGCCGCGATCCAGCGACTGGCAGAGGGACACCCGTTCGCCAAGTCGGTCAGCGACGGCCTCGGCGCGCAGTTCACCGAGCAGCGCGTGCGAGCAGGACAGATCCGGCGCGTGCCGGCCGGCCAGGAGCCGGTTCCCGACCCGGCGACGACCCAGGTGCCGAACTACATGCAGGCGGCCCAAGGCGACCTGCGCCAGGCCGGCGCGTCCGGATCGATGCCGGAGTACATGATCTCCGGCGATGCCTCAAACGCGAACTACGCTTCGACGCAGGAGGCCGGGACTCCATACGTCCGCTCGGCCGAGGCCGAGCAGGAGCACTTCAAGATGACGTTCCTGCGCCTCATGTGGCGCGTGGTGCGCTGGGCGGTGAAGTGCGGCATGCTGCCGCAGGAGGCGCTCACGCTCGTCAAGATCACCGTCGAGGGCATGGAGGTCCACAAGAACAACGAGGGCGAGCTCTCGCAGGCTCGATCGGCCAACCTCCAGGCGAAGGTGACCAGTCCGCAGATCGAGATCGGCAAACTCGGCAACGACGTTGCCCAGGTGATGGCGGACTGGAAGGAGTGGGACAAGGCGATGGGTCAGGATCAGGGAGGCGCGCCTCCTGGAATGCCCGGGGCGCCGCAGCCTCCACCAGGCCAGGAAGGTGGGGGAGAGGAAGCCGTATCCGACGCTGACGACCCGTTTGCCGGAGTGCCGGAGGAGGACCTCTCGGGCGAGGCGGTCTCAGACGCCGGGCCTCCGCCGGATCCAAAGAGGTCGATGGCGGCCAAGCAGGGATGGGCCAATCGCGGGCACATCTCGGAGTCGGCAGAGCCAGCATGGATTCGCGTGCCGGCGGACATACTCGAAGCCATCGGCGCGCCGCAGCAAAAGGTCAGCGCCGCGGACAGGTACAACCGCTTCCGCGCAAAACTGGAAGAGATCATTGGCGGGACAACATCGACATGATCGGCGACGAAACCACTACCGACGAAGACGTCATACTCCTGGCAGTCGGCGACGTGCTCAAGAGCCGCCTCGCGAAGATGGAACCTGGGGCGATGCGCTTCGACGTCCGCCCGCAGCGGTACGAGTTCCCCGCGCCCGTCGTGAAGGGGCCGGACATGGCGCCGGTCGGGCAGGCGATCGACGATTTGAGGAACATGCTCGAATCGCTGTCGCCTGTCAACAGCGTGGACACGGCACCGATCGCGGCGATCCTGGCTCAGGCGATAGACAAGTTTGCCGACCAGTGGCGCGTCGCCGCCGAAGGGAGCAAGGCCGCCGAGGAGCGGCTCGTCGAAGTTTTGGACCGCCTGGGCGAAACACTTCAAGATTCCTTGCGTGAGGCCGTGAGCAAGAGCCTCGCGGAAGCGGGCGAGCGCCAGGCGGCGGTGCTCGCGGCGATGCAAGAGGACCACGCCAGGGTGATGCAGGCGATGGTCGATCGCGAAACAGCCTCAGCGGCGCGCATCGAGGCGATGCTGACAAAACTCCTCAAGGAAGTTGCGGCCAAGCGCAAGGACGCGGAGCCGCAGAAACGCGCGCCGGTCGTGCTGAAAATCGAGCACGACGATGGGACCGTTTCCACGATCAGCGAGGAACGAACGTAACAGGAGAGTTTCATGGCCTACAGACGAGCCGTAGCAACGCGAGATGCCGTAGCAAACGCCGAGGGCGACCTGCTCGACGGCGGCACGATCCAAATCAGGAGCGGGGCGCAGCCCGCTACGCCAGACACGGCCGCGAGCGGCACGCTGCTTGGCACGTTGACATTTAGCGGCACGGCATTCGGGGCACCCTCAACCGGCGTCGTGACGGCAGCCGCCATCGCCAGCGACACGAACGCCGACGCCAGCGATACCGCCGGGCACGCTCGGCTGATTGACTCAGGCGCGGCCATCCATTCGGATGCGACATGCGGCCAGGGGACGGGTGATTTCAACTTTGACAATGCGGTAATCGTGGCCGGCGGGACCATCGCCGTTTCGAGCTTGACCCTGACGGCCCCGCAATAAAGGAGCTTCCCATGCAAACGAACGCGATGCCCGTGGCGTGCCTTGCGCCGCCGCTCACCGACGAAAAGCTGGCCACGTACAAGGCGATGGCCGATGGATGCGATGACGCCGAAGTCAAAGACGCCATGCAGACGCTTTTGGCGTGCGTTGAGAAGTGGTGGGAGCTTCCCGAAAGCAAGCGGCGCGGTTCCGTCTACACCGTCAAGCACAAGGGCAAGGACGCGGAGTTCCCCGTCGTGCCGATGGAGGCCGAGCACGTCAAGGCGCTGTGGGACGTGACACCCTGGATGCGTGAGTTGGACTTGCTTTCCAACATCGCGGGCAGTGGCGTGTTTGACAGGCTCAAGGGGCCGATTCGCGACGCGGCCTTTCACCTGCTCTGGCACGCGAAGGAAATCACGTTGGACCGGGAACCAATCACTCAGGACAAACTCAAGGTGTAGCCGTGCCAACACTACCAGCCTCAGAACGAATGGCCTGCCATCAGGCGTTCGCCGACCTCATTAACTCAGACCGTGGCGACATCGGCACGCTAACGCGGGCTCAGCTTCGCGCGGCTGTCGATGCGATTGACGATTGGCTCGACACGAGCCTTCCGGTGTTCAATGCCGCGATCCCGCTACCTGCTCGGTCCACGTTGACGCCGCGGCAAAAGGTGGAGTTGTTGTTGATTGTCACTGAGCGACGCAGGAGGGCAAGCTGATGGCCAGCGGCAACTATTTGTGTACCTGGAACGCTCGCGAACAGTCTGGGCCAGCAACCAACTACGCGACCCAGGACATCCTCACCGGCGCTGCATCGCCTGCCGAGTTGATCCCCGTCACTGACTTCGACGGTGCTGGCGGCACGGAATACGCCGATTTCTACGGCGTTCTTCCGGCTCATTATGACGGCGGCGGAGTGACGGTTACGATTGTGTCGTCATCGGGGCAATCGACGAATGCCTACGTCTGGCAAGGCGCGTTTCGCGCAATCCCAGACGACGCCGAAGATTTGGACACCACGGCTCACACTTACGATTACAACACGGTCACGGTCACTTCGCCGTCAGCGATTGGCGAAGTCAGCTACGACAACATCACATTCACCGACGGGGCCGACATGGATTCGTTGGCGGCAGGCCAGGCTTTCATCCTGCGCATCAAGCGTGATTCGACACACGCCAGCGATTCGATGACGCTGGACGCTTCAATTCACGAGCTAATTCTCAAGGAGTCGTAGGATGGCTCGCTCCTTCAATGGTTCGTCGGAATACATCACCACGTCAGCGGTCATCCCGACAAACTACACAATCTCGTTGTGGTTTAGTCGGGCTGGCGCAGGACCAAGCGCCTACGGCGATGCGTTGATAGCTCGCGGCCCTGGCACTGCAAGCGCCGGGCAGATTTACATTTACTACAAAGCCAGCGACTCCAAGATTCACGTTGACATTCCCTATGTCAAAGGGAATGTCGTCGTCAGCAGCAGCACGATCTCAAACGGCACTTGGTATCACCTCGCCTTAACGAAGTCGGGCAGTAGTTGGAACCTATATCTTAACGGATCATCGGTAGCGTCCGCTACAGATGCGTCAACGCCAACGGCAACAGGCAGCACATGGATTGGGAGGTTTACCGATGGGGCGAATCACTTGTGGAACGGGAGCATTGCAGAGGTAGCCATACTTCCGGCCGTGTTGGGTGCTGGGCAAATTGCCGCGATTGCAAAGTACAGCCCCGACTCCGTATCGAAGCCAAGCTACTATTGGCCTTTGATCGGCAGGACCAGCCCAGAGGTGGAACTGTTCGGCGGCATAGGCGGCACGCTCACAGGCACGTCAGCTGCCGCTCACCCTCGCATCATCTACCCGCAACGCCGGAAGCTTATTTTTGTTCCGGCAAGTGGCCCCGCAACCTACACCGCCAGCGCCGCCCTGGCATCGCAGCCGTCCACCCTAGCCGCAACAGCAACCCACACGCCGCCCATCTTCACCGCGTCAAGCTCGCTGTCATCGCAGCCAAGCACGCTCTCGGCATCGGCGACGTTCGACCCGGGCGTCCACACCGCCACGAGCAGCCTATCGAGCCAACCGTCCACGCTGGCGGCATCGGCAACCTTTGCTCCCGGCACGCACACGGCGGCGGCATCGCTATCGTCCTCGTCCAGCACGCTTGCCGCTTCCGCGTCGTTTGCTCCCGGCACTCATACCGCCAGCGTGGCACTGAGCGGGCAGGCGTCCGAGCTTGCGGCTACTGCGACATTTGCGGCCCCTGTTTATTCCGCAACGTCCGCGCTCGCATCGCAAGCGTCCGTTTTGGCAGCTACGGCTACATTCTCCCCAGGCGTTCACACAGCGTCATCAGCGTTGACCTCTCAGGTGTCAACGCTCACAGCGGCGGCAACGTTCACCGGGGGGACGTTCACGGCGACGGTGACGCTGACGACCACGGCATCGACGCTTGCGGCCCTGGTGCAATTTACGCCGGCTCCGACGCCGACGCCGACGCCAGTCCAGCCGCCGCCGCCAGCGTCGGGAGGAGGCGGCACGGTCAAGTGGAGCGACAAGGGGAAAACGCATTCGGTCCCAAATCGCCGGCGCAAGAAAAAACAGGGCGAAACGCGCGTCAACGAGGAATTGGAAAGGCAGCAGCGCAAGCGAAAACGCGACCTGGACATCGCCGTCGGCCTGATGCTGACGCTCACCAGGTGAGGTGGAGGGAGTCTGGCAAATGCTCGCTACATTCGACCACAAGGGAGACGTGCTGATCTGCGTGCAGCGGGACGACCAGGCCTACAAGCAGACCGCCGAGTTGCTCAAGCGCACGGCCAGGTCGGCAGGACTGGTTAGCGAGCGCGACTTGCTCGAAGAGGGTTTCACGGGCGAGATCAAGGACGAACTCGGGCGCCGCCGGAAGTACGTGGACGGCAAGCAGGTGCCGATCGAGAAGGTGGAGCCGCCGAAGACCAGGCGCCGCGGTTCCAAGTTGGAGGCCAAGGGCAAGCGACGGGCGGTCAGTGCCAAGTTGAACGGCCGGCCGGTGAAGGTCGTCGGGATGGACCGCAAGCGAGGCATCGCGCACGTCAAGGACGAGGAAGGGCGGGACCGCGTCGTCAGGAAGCAGGACCTCATTCCGGATCCGGATCCAGTAAAGGACGACGAGCCGGAATCGCCGGAAGCCGATCCCGCCGGATTCCAGATGTACTCCCCGAACGTCGAGGAGGGCGTCAAGTTCCAGAAGGCGGTGGAGAACCTCGGCGGGCAGCAGCAAGTCAAGTTCCTCCGCCTGGCCGAGGACGTGCTCGACCAGGTCGGCGTCGAGCACTCGGCGGCGAACGCCATCGGCGACTGGGCCGACGGCGCAGAGAACAGCGTCTTCCAGACGATCACCAAGCCAATCGACAAGGAAACGATGCGCTACACGGCGGCGCTGATCGGCAAGAACGCGAAGCAGAAGGCCGTACTCACGTTCTCGCACGACCCGAACGGCGCCGACGCGATGTACCAGATGGATTTGCCGGTGTCGATCGCGGAGGCGCGTGCTAAACTGGACGAGAAGGGCATCGCCTTCCGTACTCTGGTTCCGACCGAGCAGGGGTGCAAGGTCGTCGTGTTCGACCAGGGGAACGAGCTCCTCACCAAAATCTTGACCGTGGGAGACGAGTATGACGTCACCATCCGACAAACCAAGGGATCCGGCGAGTTCATCGGAGCAACCGACCAAGAAGCCCCAGACGCCCGAGACGTCGCCGACGCCGAGTACGACCGAGCAATCGCCGCCTACGAAAAAGAACCGTCTCGTCCAAGATACGACCCCGGGCTTCATCATCGCGGGCGTGGTGCCGGGCAAGAAGCCGGAGCAAAACCAAAAGACAAGCCAAAGTCCGACCGAGCAGGACCAATAACCCGAGAGGCGACCACGCCGCCGCCACCTGGCAGCGACGCCTTGCCGGTGTACGATCCAGACCCGGCGGCCAAGGGAGACGGCGGAGTGGCGCAGCACTCGCGCGTCGGCGTGCCGGCCGACCAGGTGCCGCCGCCGCCGCCGATCGGGCGACTGCCGCGCCTCACCAAGAACGAGCGCCTCGTCGAGTCGCGGTTCACCGAAAAGTTCCAGAGCGATCCCGAGGCGATGGTCGGCGCCTACCTCAGCAAGAAGGCGAACGTGGTCGGCGCCGTCGTCAAGGCGAAGCACCACGCCAACGCGGCCGCGGAGGCGGAGGCCGCCGGTTTTAAGGTCCAGGTCAAGAACGACAAGGCTGGCCAGCCCGACGAGATCGTCATCACCGGGTCGGAGCCGGAACTCAGCGCCTTCCTCGGCAAGTCGGCGCCGAAGCACCAACTCACCTACGAGATCGGCGACGCGCCGAATATCTTCGCTACCGACGACGCCAAACTCCTCAGCGACGTCTACAATCCGCCAGCGGACTCTGGAATCGGCAAGGCTGACGTGATGGGGATGCGCAGCCGCTACAACACCGTCCTGCACCAGACCGCGAACGCGATCGCCAAGCGCGCCTTCGTGAAGTACCTCGACGACGTGGTCGCCAAGCTGCCAGAGGAAAACCGCACCGTGCTCGTGACGAGTGGCGGAGTCGCAAGTGGGAAAGGTTATGCCCTCTCCCGCGTGAGCGCCGTCAACGCGGTCGCGAGCAAGGCTGGCGCCGTCTGGGACGCCGCCGGCGAGCAGAATGCGACCGAGAACGAGTGGGTCCTCAACGAGTGCAAGAAGCGCGGGATCGGCACGACGTTCCTCTTCGTGCATTCCGACCCGACGAAGACCTGGGAAAACCCGCAGCGCGGAGTCGTCGAGCGGGCCGGCAAGATCGGCCGCATGGTGGACGCCAGGCTCTTCGCGGAGTCCTACGCGCTCGGCTCGAAGAACTTCGCCGACTTCCACGCCAAGCACAAGGACAGCGCCGACGCTCAGTTCTTCATCCTCGACAACACCGACGAGGGCAAGGACGCGGACGGGAACCCGAGTGTGCTGTCCGAAGTTCCGGAGGCGGCCAGGAACGTGGACGCGGAGGCCCTCTACGATCGCTGCGTTGGCTACCTGCAAAAGGCCGGCGGCGTCAATCCGGCCGTGAAGCGCGGCGGACTCAACGGCCTGAAGATCTGGCCGACAGCCGGAGGCAAGGGCGCAGAGGCTCGCGAGTCGCGCGAGTTGCTGGCCGGCGAGGTGCGCTGCCGCGGCGTCGCGGCGACTGTCGTGGTCCTCGATCCGAGGCGCGGCCTGGCCCTGTTGGCGCTGCGCACCGGCGAGAGGGTCATCGTGCCGGTGGCGGAGGTCGAGCAGGGTCGAGACCTGGCCGAGGCCGACGACGGCGGGCCCGGCTTCACCGGCGAGATCACCGACTCGATCGGCCGGAAAGTTCGATTCCTGAATGGCAAGCGTGTCAAGCGGGTCGGCGAGGAAGGCTACCTCGCCTTGCACCAAGTTCAGCCGACGTGGCAGGGACGCAAGGTATCGGTGCTCTCGCACGACTCAAAAACCGGGCGCGCTCGCGTGCGAGACGATGAACATGGCGTGATCGTCGTCAACGACTCCGATCTCCAGTATGGCGACAAGAAGCCAGCGGCAGCAACCAAGAAGACGCCGTCGCCGTGGGCGGCGCTTCCGCCGGAGTCGCGGAAGTGGCTCGACCGGCCAGCAGGCTCGCCTCGCGTGCTCGACAAGGGCTTCACCGGCTTCGTGGTGGATCAGAGCGGGACGAAATACATCTTCAAGGACGGCATCAGGACCTTTGGTCAAAGTCTCGGCGATGGTGTCCTGACCGTAAACGTGCCGAAGCATCTGACCCAAACTGCGGCCGAAGAGATCGCCCAGAGCCTGAATAGCCACCTGGCAGTGCCGTGGGAGCCTTCTCACCCTACTTCGATCCACAACGTACCTTCCGAGAAAATGCAGGAGTGGTTCGACGCTGCCGACGAGCGCAACCGGACGATGCTGGCCTTTTACAGCCTCGCCGATCGCGGCAGGAGCAACCAGGAAGCCGTGAAGCTGAATCAGCACTTTGAGCGGCAGAACGCCAAAATGGAATGGCTGGCGTCCAAGAATGAGCGTCGCCACCGAGACGACGAGGAGCCAGACGAGGACGAGGACGAGAATCAGGACGAGGACGAAGACCGCGAGGAGTGGGACGGCGAGATCGATCAATACGAAGTCGATGCGACGGACTACGAGCACATTCAGACGTGGAGTTCCTACCCGGACGGCACGAGGGACAGCCGCCGCGAGCACGTGGTCGAACTGTCGATCGGCGAGTTCACGCCGCCCGGCTACGACGAACCGGTCGAGGTGTACCGCTGGCAATCCGCCGACGTCACCGACGGAGACGCGGATGAGGCCGGCGACTGGACCACGGACCGGCGCGAGGCCGAACGCGACGGCGAGCGATACGCCGACCGGAACGACCAGGAGGAGCCGGACGAGGTCGGCCTCAACGACGACGAGATCGACGACCTCTTTGGGGCGGCCGACCTCGGCCTGGACGTGCAGCGCGAGCGCGGCGAACCGAACATAGTCCACCTTTACCACGACAAGATCGAGGAATGCTACCGCACCTTCAAGGTTGACGGTGATGGCCGAAGCTACATCCACAACGACTATTTCCGCCTCAAGGTGGACTACCTCGGGGACGGGTTCGGCAGCGAAGTGTTCAAGGCCGAGGTGGACGGCGCCAGGGCGGCCGGCTTCGCCTACATCGACACGCAAGCGGCCAGGGCCGACGTCGTGAACGGCTTCAACGGTTACTACACCTGGTTGACCCTGGGATACGACCAGGTCCTCAACCGTCTCGATCGAGGTGGCAGCTACGGCGGAAGCCTGCGCGACATCCGCCGCCTGGCACCGGAGGCCAATACGCTCCAGGACTTTTTTCAGCGGACCAAGGTTGACCTAACGGAGGACGAGAAGGAAAATCTGCGAACTCGTCTCAGGAAGTTGCTCGAAGTGGCCAAGGGGAACACCGCTCGGATGCGAGACGAGTACAAGAAGAACGGCGAGCGGATACAGCAGAGCATCGCGAAGAAAATCGAAAAGACGGAGTTCAGCGGCGCCGACTGGTGGCTGGCACACGGCTGGAGCGTGGACGTCGCCTTCAGCCTGCGCGAGGGATCTGGGTCCCTCAAGACGCTGGAAAAGGCGTTCGAGAAGAAGGCGGCCAGAAAGAAGGCGATGGAGTCTCAGACAGAAAAGTCGTAGGGCGACTTTTCGCCGCGGGCCTTGGCCGCCTCGATCTCGGCGACTCGCTCTTCGAGCGCCTCCTCGGCGGCGTCCCAGAGGTCCGCGTCGCAGGAGAGAGAGCCGTCCCCGGTCGGCTTTTGCGGCTTCTGGGGGGCAGACTTTTTGGCCGGCGGCGGAGAATCGAACAGGCTCTGGACTGGTTTCTTCTTGGCCATTGTGGAACCTCGCTTTCTGTTGTGATTGTAGCAAGGACGGCGACCATGAGCGACAAGGCGAGGGGCTGGCTCTTCGAGGCGGTCGTCTTTGTCTGGGTGATCTTCCTCGCGTCGATGCTGCCCGTTATCGTGGTCGGTGAACTCGTGGTGGGGCGCAGTCGTGGTCGTCACAGCGAAAAAACAGCAAAAACCAATGTCCGCCGATGAGCGCCTGCGCCGCGTCGGCTACTCGATCCTGTCGCGTCCGAAGCACGGCGAGGCGGTCTGGATACTGAGAGTCGGCGGCGGACAGCCGGACTTGATCCAAACCCAGAGCAAGGCGCTCGCGTCGCTCGGCCAATTCGAGGGCAAAACATGAAGCGATTCACCCTCACCATTCTCGCCGCCATTTTGATCCCTCTGCAACTGGAGGCCCAGACGCCAGTCAGGCTCACGCTCTCCGACGGCACGCGCATTCACTGCTCCACCGCGGCCGCGTCGATCCCGGTGAAGACGGCTTTCGGCGATCTGGTGGTGCCGCTCGCCAAGATCAGGCGCATATCCGTCGGCGTTCACGCCACCAAGGCCGAGGCGAAGGACTTGCACGCCGGCTTGCGAGGGCTCACCAGTGCTTCGTACCGCGAACGCGAGGCCGCGGAAGCGTCCCTCGTCAGGTTAGGAAGGATCGCGGCGCCGCACCTCGCCAGGATCGCGGAAACGTCTGGTGCAAAGGACGCCGAGATTCGGCAGCGGGCCGCCAAGTTGCTCCAGAAAATCCGCGAGGCCGATGCTCGACCGATCGCGGACCACGACGAGATCGCCACCGACCGAATGGTCGTCATCGGTTCAATCACCGCCGAATCGATCGCCGTGAAGTCGGCGATCCTCGGTGACCTCGTGGTTCCGATCGGCCGGGTCGAACGCGTCGAGTTCCTCGGCAGGCTGACGGCCAGGATCGACCTGGACGCCGTTCAATACGGCTCGGACCTCGAAAAGTCATACAAGACCGGCATCCGCCTGGAGGCCGGGGAGTCCGTCGAGGTCTCCGCGTCTGGGAGCGTGGACCTCTGGCCGCAGACTCCGGGTCAGTACCTCGCCGATCCGAAGGGCCACGCCGGAACGACGGGTCGGGGCGGCACGTTCCTCGCCGGCGCGCTCCTGGCGAAGGTCGGTTCGGGGCCGTGGAAGGTGATCGGAAGCCTCGGCCGCGTCCGGGCCGACGCCGCCGGCGAGGTCCGCTTGCAAATCGTGCCCAACCCCTGGAATGCGCCGTCCTCCGGGTCGTTCAAGATCGAGGTGCGGCCGGTACGTTGACGCTTCGAGTTTCAATCACAAGGAGAACTGCAATGCCACTGAGATCTGGGTAGTGTCCTAGTTTTGCGTTGCACAACGCATGGGACGCCCCCCTAAGAGTGGCGACGAGAACCTTTCCGAACGCATCATGCTTCGCTTGACGCCGAGCGAACTGGCTGCATACAGCGAGACAGCGGATTCCGCTGGCCTGGACAGGTCAGAGTGGATCAGGGCCGTCTTGAATAAATCTGCCAAGCAAGCCTTGAAAAAGGTTCGTCAGCTGACGTAGAATAAAACCGGAAGGCGTGGGAATCGAACCCTAACGGTTTCCCGCTCCCTTCGCCGGGCTGTAAAGCCGGTGTGCCGACCAAGACACGGGACGCCTTCCTTTTGGTTGAAAAGTGGTTGCCTTGCCTAGCGGGATCGGTCGCGATCCTACCCCCGCTAAACTTGCTCGTCAGAGCCTTTTGCGGCCACCTGGCGTGACCTTTCCTTTCTTCTCAACATTTCGCACCTCTCTTTCTTCTTCATTGTTTTTCTGGAAGTGTCTAAAATCAATTGCTTTGGCTTGAATTCCTAACCAAACTGCGCACAGTGCGCCTTGTGCGCCAACAAAACGCGCGCAGTCAGTTGTTACGTGTGGCGCACTGTGCGCACTGTGCGCTTTGTGCGCTTGATTGGACACTTGGTTTATGGCGATAGACCTGATTTTCTCGCACGAGACAGAATTGCGCGTACAGCGCCAGCGCTCAACGCTTTGCCGTTTTCCATAGTTGCCCATTCAGGGCATGTGCTGATGATACGCTTGGCAATCTGTCCGTGGCTAAGATTTGGATACTCGTTCTTCAGGCGAATTACTTCGTCATCTCGTTCTTTGAATCTTCGTTGCGCTCCTTCGTCGATTAGATTGGCATCGGGAGACAAAAACCCGCGCGATTTGGCATGAATTTCAAAGGCGGAGAGCCGATCAAACAAGGCCTGACATCCCAACATTTCTCTCAGCCAAATTTCGTTCAATGGCAAAGGGCCAAGGAGAGAGCCACCGATATTTTGCCGCGCATTTTGTGGAACTATGAGAATATTCCTGATCCTGTCGAAGACTCGTTGGCATTCGGTAAAAATGCCATCTGAATCGCCAAACGGTATGCCAGATCGTCCAGCCAATTCACGGCCTTGATGTATCGCATGGGCAATGTCTTCCCATCTGTTTGGGAACGGGTGCTTCATCTGATACTCGATATGGCACTTCGTTACTTCATCGGCATTGGTGTCGTCGGCCAGCATGTAGGCGTGTGGGCCATGCACAAC